CAGCGGGGCAGTACTGCTCCAGAATCGCCGGGATTCTGGCCGGCACGCCATTGAAAGTCAGTGCAACATTTTTCGTTCTGAGCGAGGTAGACGATGTGCCGAAATTTACCAGAAGCGAAATGAATGGAAGAATTGATTCCGGAGAGTTTGTTCTTTTCCATGATGGCGAAAAGGTCAAGATTGGCAGAGATGTAAACAGCCTGAAGGATGTAAACGGCTTGAAGGGAGATATTTACAAGTCAATTAAGGCGGTAGATACTATGGATCTGATTTACAATGACATCCATAGTACCTGCGAAGATAACTACATCGGCAAGTATCCGAACAATTACGACAACAAGTGCCTGCTGCTGGTAGCGGTGCAGCAGTATCTGGAGGCACTCCGGGATGATGAGATTCTGGATAAGGATATTTTCGTGGGCATTGATGTGAAGGCACAAAGAGATTGGCTTCGCGAAAATGGGACGGATGTAAGCGAAATGTCCGAACAGCAAATCAAAGAAGCAAATACAAAGAGCAACGTGTTTATGGAGGGCTCTTATCATATTCTGTATGCAATCGAGGATATTACAGTAAACTTTAACATTTAAGGAGGGGCAATAAATGAGAAAAGCAGGTTTTGACCCCAGAAGAGCGATTAACGGCAACTATGGGGAGGTAATGTTAGACGGCGAGCTTGTCAGAGAGGCTACGGCGTTGCAGGCAAAAGCACAAATCAATTTTAAGGATGTTCCGATGTGCGGCACAAGCGGCAAGAAGCAGAAAAGCGCGGGATGGTCCGGTACGGGCAGTATTACCATGACGAAA